CTATAATCTTCCGCTAGTGCTGTAAAAATAGCAGTGACATCGTGTCCATAGAATCCGCTGCCATTGATACAATTGAATTCAACTACTGAAAGTTTGTCATCGACTAATGCAGTATCCATGACACAATTAAGATGCGGTAACCAACCATCTGCCATTTTTTGAGCCTCGTCAATAACAGTTTGGTCTAGCTCACGATACTTAACAAGTTGTCCACGACAGCGATACATTGCTCCGGAAATAATCTTCCCATTAACTATGAACCAACGCCATTCTGCTTGAATGTTTTTTGGTCGAGCCAATACAATTTTAAGATCCGGGGTGATTTGATAAGACCCGCTTGATGCACACGCCATGGCATCTTTCAACCACGTAATACATTCTTCCCTTTCAATAACCTGTCCATTAAAATGTTTTAGATCAAGCGCAGGCCGAATAAACCATGTATCTACTGTGGATGATTCAAGGTATGGAATTACTTCACTAGCAGGAAGTATAATATCATCATTCAGCATATCACTACGATACTTAACTGCGGTTTCGTAGTTAAAGTTATCATAGTCAAAGTAAACACCCTGCCAACCAAGCTCATGCCCAATTTTGATAAACAGTGTACTTCCATAGGCAAGATAGTCGGTGCCTTCAACTGGCTCTTCGGATATCAACTCATTGGAAAATGGGATCACGCTTACATACTGATGCGGATATGATTCGATCGCATTGCGCACTTGTGACAATCCCATTTCATGTATGAGATTCATCTGAACTAAAAATTTCATATGTTTCCTTCTATATCGCTTTCACTGTAGGTCCATACTAATACTTTCATCATCTTGCGTTTAACCAACAGATTAGGAATTCTATGGCGGTCTGGTTCTGTAAAACCCATTGCTACGCCAATTTCTACAACCGCACCACTTCGACATATTCCAGCATGGCAATGAACGATTACATTATGACCATCCGCTTGTGCTTGTTGTAAAATTTCAACCAGTTTTACAGCTTGCTCATCTTGTATAGCAGTGCCGTTTTCAACTTCTATGTCATCAAATCGAAATTGATGTATGTCAACAAATTCATCTTTATATTTTGGAATGGCAAATTGCCATGTTCCGAAATCTTGAATTTGTATCAAGACAGTACGTTTATCTGGTAAGTTGTGGTGTCCTTTGACAATATCTGCCATCGACACATTTTGAATCCAGAGTGTATTTTTCATCATACTGTTATGTTAACATACCATTAACATAATGTCAACTACGCCAGGATCCTGGCGTAGGACCAACATTATCTACATCATGCAAAGATAGTCAAAGATGTTCCACACTTATTGCAAAATTGTGCAGTAGCTTTGTTAACATGCCCACACGTGGTACACTTTGGTTTTGATTTCACAGTAACCGGCGATAACACCGGTTTATTATCAGGGGTTTCGCCTAATAATTTCAACACAATACTATGTTTTTCTGGATCCAATGAACCCATATAAGTTGTGCTAAATGACTGCGTACTTTTACTGCCTGCCACTGTAATACCAGCATCATTATACGTAGGTGCCGCGTATGATGCTGTTGGGACGGCAGAGGCTAACGATCCGATGCTAACATTATTAGTGGTAATTACGGAATCAATATTTCTGGTAAGAGTATGCATGTTACTAGAATTATAAATTCCCGCTGCGCCTGATATCGGACCCATATTCTTAAATAAATTATCTTGCTGCCATTGTGGTAAATCGCTAATTTTTGCTGGTGGCAATTCAAATTGGAATTCAATACGAACAATACCATCCTCAAGTTTAATACCACGATGCTGTTCAATACCTTCTGAGCGTTCGATAAACTTAAAACAATTACCTTCTTTGAGGTTACCATTTCTGATATAGCGTTCTAAATTAACTTCTTGCCCGGCATTGACAACTAGTCCACCCTCAGTCACATCATCGCCGTCAATATAAATATTGATCAACGCTCGTGTTGTATGTAGATTTTTGATTAGAAAACTATATTCAGAACCGAATGGAATATAGACTGTGTCCTTAAATTCTCTAAGGATCTTGCCATTAGCTTTTAGGCTCGCAACTAGCTTGTTATTATACATCATTTACTTCTCCTTGTTACTGCGCACAGACTAAGCGCATATATTTAAAGTCTGTAGGTTGTGGGACCTTCCCACGTAGCTATTTATTAAAACGCATATGGGTTGTAGATTTTTGCCTTAATGCGTGTTAATACTAAACGAGCATCTTTATTCTCAAAAACAAAACGGGCGCCTTTGTTATCCACTTTTACTAAATCATGTGGATTAAAGCGATTAGTAATCCATCCTGAGTCATTGTCTTCATCTTCTTCTGAATCATAGCCAATCTGTACAACATTGGCAAGTGGATTGCCTTCAAAAATTGAAGGATGTGGTTTACCTTTGAGTGGTTTCCCATTAATAATTAGTTCAACATCATACTGACATCCTGAATCAAACTCAGGTTTGGCATTTAGCAGCTTCATTGCTTCTTGTGGTGTTTCACCGTAACGGTTCATTTCTTCAACAAGTGCCTTGAGCATATCAAAGTTAAACTCTGCAAACAAATTGGCCATTGAGCAAATACGCTCAATGTGCTCCTTGTGGTTAAGGTTATCTTCACAGTATTCAACAATAAATTCTTGCGACAGCCCTGTAAAGTCGATCATGTAGAAGATACGACCCGGACGATTACGCATGTGTTGATCAACACGCCATTTATCGTTACAAGTTAGTATAAACAATTTTTTACTTGAGTATACTCCATCCAGCAGAGTCAAAATAGCTTCTTGCTCGTCTTTGTCATAGACTTTTTCAAACTCGTCAAACAGAATAATACAGGGTTGGCTGATAGTTTGTAAGAGTGTATTAAATTTTTCACCAGTGAATGCGTTATTGATAACAATAGTTGGCACTGACTGCTTAGCCAGCTCAATGCTGATCTTTTTACTTAATAATGTCTTCCCCGACCCTTTCTCTCCGGTTAGCATAACTCCGGTAGAACCAGGTCGTTCCCAGAATGTATTGATGATACGATCTGTATTTTTTAGTGTATCACCATAGATTTTTCCTGATACCGTAAAGCTGTCAATGTGTTCAAGGTACAAGTTTTCAAACATGTCAATCTTGATTACATAGTTACCAGCAGGTAACTTTTGGTGAATATCCATAGCTTCTTCTGAAGCTACTTTGTAAGTGTTACCGGATTTTAAAAAATGAGGCATGATTTTCTTTGTGAGTTTAAGTATAGCTATTGTAAGCTATACGTGTAATGATGTCAATAATTTTGACAAAAGACTACAGGCACAATAGTGCCTGTAGAGATCGATTGGATTACAAGGTTGATCAAACCCCGCCCACAGTGATTAAACTGCGAAAGTTTCAGCTTTCACTGAACCACGAGCAGAGAAACGAATTCCTTTGCCAGCTGATACAGTTACTTCGCCTTTAGATGCGTTAGCATTTATTGGTTTTTTACTTTTAACGACTATCTGTGTCGAGTTGTCCATGCAGTTACTTGTTGCCCAATCGAAACCTGGTCAGCCCCATTAGGAAGAACTCTCTTGTAGTTCATAATATATACCTAGCTGTTTGTATATATTACTAATTCCCTCGGCTTACAGATCACCTGGGAGAGTTCTTTCTGGTGGAGCTGGAGGGAATCGAACCCTCGTCTTGAACACTTTTCTCTTTACTTCATACAACAATTCTTCAATACTATTTATTAATCTATGGTAGGCCCTCTGAGATTTGAACTCAGGATCTCGCCGATTATGAGTCGGGTGTTTTCACCGCTAAACTAAAGGCCTATTTGTTACTAATCATTATTATACTTTACATCTTTTAAGTTGTCAACCTCAAATTTACCTTTTCTTATATTCTTTATCTCTTTTTCTTTTACTATATATAATGCTTCACTAAAATATTTCCATTTTGCCTGATCTCTATCTGTTTCGTAGCCTTTTACCTCTACATATCCATTTAGTCTTGGCAAATAAAAGTCTGGAAAATATGTTCTTTCTCCGTTCCATGTATATTTAAATCCAATAGTCGGTCTCTTTGGATCTAATCCTGCAGCTTTTGCCCACAAATAAAAATCTACTTCCCATTGTCCTAGCAGTTTTATACCGTCTATAATAATCTGTTTGACTCTGCCACGATTTGACGAGGTATACGATTCTGGGTGCAACTCGACGGCTTTTTTCATAGCTATTGAAGTATTCTTTTTTTGTTCCTCTGTTCTTTTTAAAGTTCCATTTTTTCTTCTGGTTTCAATACTCTTTACTATTGTTTCTTTTTTCACAATAGGTATAGGTAATCCCAGTTCTTTGGCTTTAGTAAATTGATTTGTTCCTTTTTTGCCAAACATAGAGCAATTAATTGGTTTGATAGTTTTTATTGCATTAATATTAAATTTACACCTAACCTCATGTTGTCGTAATGAATTTTCATTTTTCCTTAATGAATCACAATATTGACAATGTAATGTTACTGGTACTTGATATTTTCTACCTATAAATTTAGCACCTTCAATCAAACATCTATCATAATGTTTTTTTATATTGTTCGTTGATATTTTATCTTTACAATTCAAACAACTACAATAATTTCGGTAACTCATATATTAGATTCTCCTTACATTTATTTATAAGAAAAATAGAGTTTATTGCTTTTACCCACTAAGCTACATTAACTATAATTGTCAAGAAATTTATGCAAATCTCCGTATAAATTAGCCAACATAGCTTCTTTACTGTCAAACAATACTAAGCTAACCTGCTCTAGTGAAGTGTTAAATTTTTTGAGATCAATATAATAAGGATGTTTTAACTTACGATCTAAATCTAGCAAAGTTTTTGATCCAAGCACTATTACTACATCAAAATTAATTGTATAACGTTCTAAATCTAAATGTTTGCTTAATAAAGTATATCCCTGGGAAGTCAAACGAAACCCACTCTCACTTCTTATGTTTTTCCACATGATATTATATAAACCTTCGATAGATAAATCATCAAAATCTAAATGTTTATATAATTCTTCAGTAAGTTTCCGTTTATCATGCATGGTGAGTCACTAAGGATATACTTTCTCACCCTCTTTAAGTAACACCACACTAAATTTATCAGTTTTAAATTGTGTGTTAAGTTTCTTAGCAAGATTAATTGCATGTCCCGGATTACTAAATGAAACTTTTTTATATTTAGGACCAGGATATTGTACTAATATATTGGCAGTTTTTATATTAATAGGGTTATCATTAAAATAAACGGCCCATATTCCATCAGATGCTAAAATCTGTTCAGATTTGTATTGCTTATCCGTTAATTCGGCTAAAATTTGTGGCTTTGGTCTCGACATAGTATATTATTTAGCAATAATATACAACTATTAAAACTTACCTCCTGAAATTTTAACTTCGATAACCTCTTCTTTTTGTGATTGCAATGTGGATTCTTTAAGTGTTCTAAGTTCTAATAATAGCTCAGTTAAATCAGCGGCCATACCCTTAGCATCTTTCATGGGCATGACAAAATCTTTGCCACCCCTTGCATCATTGCCACGAACTCGTTCAATGAACTTTTGTAAATGTATTGTCATATTTTGTGAACAAATAATTTTAAATTTTTACGGGCAGCTTCGTCAATCATATTTCTTGTGCCACGACTTTTGCCATCCCAAACTGCAATCAATGCATCTGCATATTCTGCCATTTGCCTATTTCTTATCATACCTGCGGCACGAAGATAATTATTCCAATCTGCTGAAAATATTACTATAGGCAAAGGCATATCAGCTGCAAATCGTTCCGCTAATTTGTCAACTCCACGAGCACCGCCGGCAACTACTTCTGTTATCTTAAATTCAGATAACAGAATAGCTGACAATACCACTGTATAATCAGTGATATCACGGCTACCGGCAATGATAGTCTTCATTAAATTAGTGTTCTCTCTTTAGAAAGTTTTGTAGCTTAGGTGGTTGCCAACCTTCTGGTTTGAGAATTTTTCCATCTTCTCTACGACGAACCTTGCCCAATTGACGATCAATTTTAGCAAAATTAGTGGCCATAACTTCACGCCATGCGCCCTCTCCATCTGCACCCATACTATTGATAGCACCGATAGTAACCACTAGAATGTCCACTAATGCATCTAGTGTTTCGACTGGATCACCTGCGGCAATAGCTTCCTGTAATTCTGTATATTCTTCAGTAATCAATGTAGTGTACATTCTAAACTGATCGTCGTTCATGCCTGTGATAGTTTGTTCGCAGGCTGTCATGAACTTGTCGGAATCCCTAAAAGGATTTGTCATGTTTTATTTCCTTTATTAACTTTATAGATCACAACCGAATCTTTCAATTGTTCTTTCTGTGTACGAGCTTTTTCTGCGACCAATGAAGTTTGTTCTTCAACCACGGTCCATACTTCGATATTATCATTCATTATTTCTGTGAACTCATATCCTGTGGTGTCCAATTCATCGTCGTTTTTCCTAATAGTGATATGCAGGAAATCGGACTCAGTTCCATCTGGTTTTTTTGCCTTTGCTGGGCCACGAAGCATTACGTATGTACTTTTTGGTTTATTCATTTTAAATCTCCGTTAGAAACCCATTCTGTAATCGCAAGTTCTGATGATTTGATATTATCCAGCAACCGATTAACTTGGTCCGTTGTCGGCGTACCTGGTGATTGTGTAAAGTGATAATGATTAATTCTTGCATCAAAATAGTCACTTAATAGTGTTGTAAATGTTTTACATCCTCTCATTTCGATTCCTCCTCTTGTATTAATTTCACTACATCAGGATAAAACTGCTCGATATCCTGCATGGTTTCGCTGGCCATAGTGCTGACCCACTCACCATTTTCCTGCTGAGTATAGCGTAGTTTGATAAACTTGCCAGGTTCTATTTTTATTAACAAATATTTTTTCATTTAGGTTCTGCCTCGTGTTTAGTATGATAAGGTCCCTGATAGGGATATCGATTCAATAAAATCAGTTTGGGATCTTGCACAGCTTCCCAGTGACGACCTTTCTTTACAATATACCATCCAGCTGCATACCAACTTTTACTTTTCTTTGTTTTAGTATATACTGGAAGTTTTTGTGGAACATCCCACATGGGATTGTAAGCTCGACCTGAGGTAATGTATCCATGTACTATGTTTGATGATTTTTTCTTTTCAGTCTTAATAACTTCTTCGAAAGTTACATTAATATTGCGCTCAACTAACTTAATGGATTTGTATTGTGCTACTACTTGATTATTGATTTTTACTTGATATCCACCATCGCAGGCTTCGATATTGCCTACTTTGTTATTATCTTTTTGTAAAATCCAAAACTGTTTGTCTATTACTGGTTTAGCGACTAAGCTCATTTTGTAACCCCGAATTTCTGTGTATTAAATCGTCTACCCCAATCGGAATCATTTATCTTATCAATATGATTTTTTTCTGTAGCTAAGTCTAAATGCTCTACGTCTAAGATTCGTGTGGAAAAACCTACACTCCACCCATCTTTCATCATAAGATCATGATATATTATTAACATTTCTTTTTCATAATCCAAAGCAACATTCTGGTTGGAAAATGCCTCCATACAATAAACATTACTTTTGTTATCTTGCACTGTTACAATATATATTGTTTTATGGGCTTCTACTTTATCATCTTTCATTGTCCAATTCCTTTTCTACATTCTCTTATTACTCTTGCAGGAGCATCGGGATGCCATCCTGCTGCCATCATACGGCAATCATATTCTACTGCAACACTGATACTAAATTGATAGATGCACAATGCTGTCAAAGATATGAGAAATGTCAGCAGAACTAGAGTTTTATCCATTTTTTAATCGTTCAATTTCAAGTTTTAAAATTTCAATTTCACGTTCTAACATGCGTGCTTCAGTTTCAATCTTACGATTTTTTTCATAGAGATTGAAGTACATTTGTTTTTCAGCGGCCAAACGGGAAGTAGCATCTTCCATTAGCTGTTGACATTCTCTAAATCTTTCCGCACTTGCCCGCCATGCTATCCCGTAGTATTCGCCATTTCCATCAACTACACCTTTTAACTCTTTATTATCTCTGCGCAACCTTGCATTGTCACGAATTAAAAAATAACAGTCACGAATAATTTGATCAATTTTGAAGAAGGGATATTCTCGTCCTCCATTTGCGTAACTGGCTATATCCTGATCAACATTTTCTGCTTTGCTATAGATCTGTCGAAAGTTCTCTATTTGTTTAATAGCATCATCGAGATCATCTGGCAAGGAATCGTTTTTAGTTTCTTTATATTTGTCAAACCATTTCATCTAATACTCCTCTGTAAGTTTTATTCATCCAACTGCCAAATGATTCGGCGTTTTCACTAACTTTGTTAAGTTCATACTTGCCACAAAATTGCAGGAATCTAACACCTACTTGTCCTATGTCTTTGTGACTAATTTGTTCGCGAATGCTAAAGTCAATTGCACGTTTAACATCTTCAGGTTGCGCGGTCAAATCCACTAAAGTCACATTACGATTATAATCATCCAATACACGATGTTCTACATTGTCGTGATCAGTCCAGCGTTGCAACATTAGATTGTTCCAAGCATACCCTTTTTTATCTTTATCATCATAAGCCTCTATGAGTCCAACCTTGTTCTTAGTGCCCTTAACTCTGACACCTGGATAGGCCGAGAATATGTTATCTGTTGAATCGCCTCGCATACACTTTTCAAAGAGTAACCATTTTGGGTTAGCTATTTTTTTAGGTTCTTTAGTTTTCTTGTCAATAACAATCTTACCTTTATCATTAAAGGTTCCTTCCAGTGTAATTAATTCGTCAGTTATTCCGTTATATTGTTTGACATTTTGTGCCACTAACTGAACAAAATCGGTATCACTGCTGATAATGACATGTTCATCTTGTGGATGCAGAGCTATCCAGCGAGCTATGATATCGTCACCTTCTGCTGTAGGACATCGAATTACACTACAGTTGGTTTTTTCAGACAAATATGTAGTTAGGGCGTCGTAAGTTTCCCAAAACTGTTGATCTTCTTCCTGCTCAGATTCAGTAAGAGCTTGTTTGGCCACAGTACGATTGGCTTTGTAGGGTTTATAAAAGTCCTTACGCCAGCTTCGGCCTTCTAAAGCAAACACTACATGATCAGCTTCAAAACGTCGAGCCATTTTATTAGCAGCCATTAGTGTTACATGCAACGCGAATCCTAACTTTTCCCAAGTATCCCCAGCACGATGAGCACCGTGTCTAGCACGAAAGAAAAGATTAGCAGTATCTATAAGGACATATTTCATATAGTAAGTATAATGCTTTTTAGAGTATAAGTCAAACTAATTTTTGTGATATGATATAGTTTATTAAAAATCTAGACCAAAATGCATGTCCATCTCGTCCGAAATGTTTTGAAGTAGGGGTAACTGTTTCGAAATTTGCAATCTGCATTCTACGTTCATATGTGCCATTTACATCAAATGGAGTAATATAAGAACTACCCCAATCATGTGAGCTATTGGTGCATGCTGTATTACCATTGAAGAAAATATGTTTGAATTGCTGTTGATTTAACTCTTGGTGTAATTGCCAAATTTTTTCTTCATCGTCTGCGTTAATGTCTGCCCATTCGATGATTATAATATTACCGGTGCGTTGATTCTTAGTCCATTTTCGTGTGTCGTCGATAATTCTATCAATAGTATTATCCCCGACTGCACTGCATTGTAATCCGGCCCTAAGACTAAGACTCAATACTTTACTCCAGCTGACTGCTAAATTATCAGGATGAGGAATCGATCCTAATTGTGTAACCTCTGGATCATCTTTAGCCACAATAAACGGGGTCACAGCTTCCGCTGCCATTGTATGAGTGCTACCATTTACATATATAATCATGATTGTTTAAGTACCTTAAGTGTTTCGGCATGTACAACCCGTTTGCGCAAACTACTTGAACTAAATGAATGATCTCGGCCATTAAATACCAAATCGATATTTCTCTGATAACATTCTTCCATCCCAGTAAAGTCTTTATCCTGATATTCTACACCCAGTATCCTGACGTCAATTGGAAGAATTAGTAATAAGTCAATTAAGTCTTGTTCTGTTTGATAAACAACTACTTCATCTACATAACGGCATGCGGCCAATTGAATTTGTCGTTCAACAATACTTTGTACAGGTTTGTTCTTTGTATCTGGGCGGTCTATTGTTGGGTCAGTTTGCAGTCCACAAATTAAATAATCGCAATGATTCTTTGCTTCAGACAACATGGCAATATGCCCTGCATGTGGTCCAAGATCAAAGGTACTAAAGGTAATTCCTATTCGTTTACCGCTTTCTTTAAGTTGTTTGATTTTTTCTAATATCATTAGCTCACCTCACTACGACCATCACCTACATCTCGAGATTTGACCACACGATTATTCATCGCTTCGTATTGTTCAAATGTTTCCAATACTACATTGCGACAGACATTGGTAAACCAACGATCCACAATGTCGGCATCAGTATCATTTTGATCCATCATGTAACCATGCCTAACTAAATCAGCGATAAACTTTTCATTCCAATCTAATTCAAAAGAGCCCATTCCCATACCATTAGGATCAACATCCATACTGACAATATTGACATACGC